CTGCCAGTTTAGGCCAACGTTAGTTTCATAACCATTTACATTGTCAGTGTAAGCCTGAACGAAGATATCCAACATTGGATTCTTGGTTGGATTAATACTGGAAGCTAGAACGTCTCTTACACCATAGAAAATCCAATGCTTATCGAAACCAAGCCATGAATCACCCTGCGAGGTGAATTCTGGACCGATATAACCGCCAACCGGTAGGTCAAATGGGTCTGGTGCATTTTCCGTTAGGGTAATGTAAGTTCTGAATGTTGATGTTGGAGACTGTTGTTTAAATGTTGTGGCAGCAACATAGTACAGGCCGTCATTCGAATGTGTACCACCGATACGGATACGAGAGCCAACCTTGATATCGCTAGCCATGTTACCGTACTGCTGGTCAATCATGATGGTGTTCGAATTTACGAAAATCCAATCAGGATTTGCACTATCCTTGATACGCAAGTCAGCAATTTCAAATAGAAGTGGCTGTGCTGTCGTATCGGAGTATAGGTTTGTAGAAAGTGCACGATACTTCCACTGATAGGTCATCAAGGAAGTCGAAGACAATTCTAGGAATGGGTCAAATTCAATAATTGGAAGCTGAGCACGCGATTTACCAGAGAACGAAGTCAATTCGTTCTTATGAATCCATTTATTGCTCTGTGACCAAGGGTCATCCTGAGTCAATGACAATTTATAGCGCTGGTGAGCAGCATCCACCAATAGAGAAATATTGTAAACTACTGTTGTCCACGCAAAACCGTTCCACTGGTTTAGTGTATCATCAGTTGGATTTACCCACAACTGATACATGATTGGGAAAGTTGGAGCAGTTTCACTAATTAGGTAATCATAAATCGTTGGACGATTAATTACGTAATCCAAGTTAGACTTGGTAAACATACGTACCGACGAATCGATACCCAAGAAGTTATTCTGTACCGAAATGATCTGGTAAGTACCTGCACTTGGACCATCCTGCAACTGAAGAACGTCACCCGGACGAATCTGCTGGTTTACGAAATCAAATGAATTATCGTAGATACCGTGGTCACCCAAGAAGGAATAACCGGTGGTCGAGGTAATCAACTGTAGGTTTCTGTACCAAATCAAACCACCCAAGAAGATATTATCCCACTGCGTATTGTAATTAACAATAGAATTACCGGAAATAGCATTGTATTCAGCGTCAGCCAAGGAAGCCATTGGCATTAGCGAAATGACAGTCCAAGTTGCATTTGTTGGAATTGTCTGTTCTACGAAAACCTTAGTGGTATTCGTGGCAGTATCAAATGTCGAACTTGTTGTATTCCATAGGTAACTGGTGTTAGTAGCATCTTTCAAGGTCAAGAATACATAACCATTTGTGAAAACACTGGACATGTCACCGACAACCGTAAACGAATTGTCTGTGTTAATCGACTTGATAGCGATATTGAAATTGTAAATTTGCGTGTAATCGGTATCATCTAGATTATTCAATAGAAGAATCTGAGTCTTACCAGTTACAGGGTTCAATGAAATATTCTTGATTTCGTTAATCAAATAGGTATTAGCAGCACCAGCGATTAGAACATAATCACCGATATTGAAATTGTTTAGGACATTGCCAGTTACCGTGATGTTATATTCATCAACGATAGTAATAGTGTAGGCAGTGTTAATTTTTGTAATGGTCTTCTTGAATTCATTACTACGAGCTAGTGCCCAATTCTGCTGATTCTTGATTGTAATATAATCAGGAACGTCGTTGATATCAGCCGAATCCCAATAGTAGTCTTGATAGTTGATTAGCTTGTCAATGTCAATAGGTGGAACGTAGTTGAACTGAAGTGTTCTACCCCATTCATTGAACTTATCAGTGTCAACGCCTAGACGAGCTAGACGCTGCAAATAGTCTTGGAATGATAGGTATAGAGTTTCCGAACCGACCGTTGCGGAAACGACTGGCTGAAGCTGTTCTGTCTGACGGAAGACAGTAGATTCAGGAATCTGCTTTAATGGGCTTGTAGGATCGGGATTACCAATGATACCAACAATGTGTTGATATTCGTCCTTCGTCAAAAAACGATTGAATAGGTTTTCGTTTAAATTCTTAAGGAATGGGGATTGTAGCTGGAAAGGTAGAAAATCGTTTAGATTTGTTCTAGGCTTCTTGTAGTCGCTCATTAAATGAATCCGTCAATAAAAGTATATTTCTATTTATTGACGGATTCATGATTGTCGAATTGCGATTTAGTATTGTTTCAAGACCGTTGGGTTCAAAGAATCTACAATGATGATATCATCAACCGAAATACTTGGCTGAAGAATTTCATTTTCCTTAGCATAAACTTGGAACAAGTCACCGAATACGTCATTGTTATAGGTTGGAACTAGAACGATGGACGAAATGTCATTTGGAAGTGTCGAGTGAATGTAAGTAGCCAAATCGGTAAAGTAGAAGGTCTGACCAAATTCCCACTGATTAATATCAAAATAATCATTGATAGCATCAACAATTGCGGTTTTAATCTGGTTATTTGTTAGAGTCTTGTTCTGAGAACGAACCACATTGAAAGTAGCCTGTAATGTATTATCAGCATACTGACCAAACAATAGCTTGATGATACCCGGATGCAAGATTACTTCGTCTGTAATCATCTTGCTTTCTAGCAAGTAACCATACGAGGACTTCAATTCAAATGGTGTTGGAACAGTTGGACGTTCTGTAATCTTACCAGTTAACCACTGACGCAACGAGGTATAATAACCACGAGTTACAATGTAGGTATCCATGATGTTCGATGGAGCAGGATCAACCAAGTGATAACGTGGAGTTCTGTGCATCCATAGGAAGTTAACGCCTTCGCGACCATTTTCACGCTTCCACAAACCAGCACCGGAAGCTTGGTCAGCAGTCCAAGAAGCTAAGGTAGCTGCCGAATATGGAACATAAACCCATTCACACGCATCAGTACAAGCTCTGGTAAAGTAAACAAATGTATTCTGTGAAATCAAATACGACAAAGTAACGAAATCAGGAATACCATCACCATTACTGTCACCCGGTAGAACTACAACGTCATTAACACTTGCTAGACCCTTGTTTACACCAGTATCATAAATTAACTGGTTAGAGACATTTAGCAAATAGTTGGTTGTTAGAATATTACCATTTGGATCGGTATTGGCAGCAAGAATGCTAATCTGGTCATAGTTGCCATTCAAAGTGTCATAAGTAATGGTCTTGGCATTCTGGTTTGTGATCCAGAAATTCAAGCTATCACTGTGTACAATGACACGCTGTGCTAGGAATTCGATATCCCAATAGTTATCGGTCTGAATTGCAGCCGAAATCCAATAGGTTACAGGCTGTACGGTACTTACCTGCCATGTGTTCGAACTAACATCAAAGTTTAGATAAACTGTACCCGGCGAAGCATTGATAGCACCCGAAAGAGCATTCTGGATAGCAATGGATTCGGAACCGGTAAAGGTTGTTCTAACCATTGTTGGAAGGACACCGGCTAGCAATGATTTAATGTAAAATTCATTGGTAGATAGAATTGGCTGTAGATAGTTAATCAAAAGAGCCGAGGTCAACGAGGCATTAGCACCGTAGTCTGGTGCAGGTAATGAACCCGGTGCAATTCTCTGTGAAACATTATAGTCATTAAAATAAACTACACCATCATCAGAGAACATCTTTACGTTATCATAGTATTCGCGTGGATCATGCCATGCAATGTACTTGGAGTCACCAGCAAAGGTACGATTGATCGAACGCAACTTCAAGATACTGTTATCCTGAAGCATGAATGTATTGTAGTCCTGACCATTGACCATACGGTCCTGTGTGTAATAAACAGCAGGAGCAATACGCTTAATATGTTCGATATCTTCCGATGGAGCAGCATTCTGAATCGAATCAACTAGTGAATAGTTGAAAGTTAATACCTGCTTCTTGCCATTGTTATCGGCATAAGAAATGCTGTTCTGGACATTCTGGATGGCATTGGCTGGAATGACGATACTATCATTAGCAGAAACACGAGTCCAGATTTCAAATGTACCCGATGGAATAGCAGCAAAGTTGCCATCACCAAAGATCAAACGAAGCTGGTCGTTAGTTAGAGTTTCTACTTCGTACTTGTTACGATTTGGGTTGGTGTTGAAGATAATGTTTTGAGCATTAGCAACGTCTACCTGTTCCCATTCACCGGCACGCTGGGTAGTACTACCATCACCGACGATAATCTGACCTGTTACTGGATCGATATTATTTACCCAAACGTCAATATCGTTCTGATTCTGAATTAGAACGTCATAGGTCTGGTTAGGGGTTACGCCGTCAAATACAGTCTGTGTACGCTGAATCTGACCCTGTTTGGTAAAGAAGAAGAAACCAGTATTATCCGATGCGTCACCAAGACCATCAGACAAGTACAGGATGTTCATCATCAAGTTCTTTTCAGGACGCTTTTCGTATGGACCATTTTCATCAAGAGCAGCACTAACCAATTCCATTGGATAAGTCTGGCCGGAAACGTTGATGTTATAAGTCAATACGTTGTTGTTTAGTGGGTTGTTGTCCAAGCCATACAATTCAATTAGAACATCTTGTACCTGAACACGATCCGATGGAAGCACTGAGCCGAATGGTTGTTCCATAACACGGTTCAAAACGATCAAGAACTGGTCTTTCCATTGATCGTTATTAGGGTCATTCCAGTTAATGGTCTTGTTGGTTAGGTCATTACCACGCGAGTCAAATACCTGTTCGGTAGTCGAAAGCGATACGATCTTAACCAAACCACGAGCAGGAAGATTACGGGAAGCATTGTACGAAAGCAACTTGGCTAAACGTAGGACAGATTCCTTACGATCAGCCTGTGTGATGATCGTTTCGTGGGCATTCATGTCCTGACGATAGGCAATCAATTCACCAATATAAGCGAATAGTTCTAGGACAGCAACAAGTTCAGAGGATTCAATGTAGTCATTGAAGTCTTCTTCAGGATAGTATAATTTTAGATAATCCAGCAAGGATTTCTTGATGGAATCAAAGTCCCATGCGGTGAAGTTGACTTGCTGGAAGGCTTCATAAGCCATTTCCCAAGTTTCGGCTCTATTTAAAACTCTGGCGACCATTTATTATCCTGAAATTTTTTACTATTTATCAACCGCTACTTGAGAACTGAATGTTGATATCCATTCTTCCACTGAAGTTTAGATAGATGTAATAAACGTCTGCATAGCAAGCAATGGTGTTGTTATCGTAGTCAGGAACAATCTGAAGGTCTTGTAACTGAACACGGGGATCGTTGTTGAAGACAGTTTTTAAATCATCACTAATCATGTAGATTGTAGATTCGTCCATCGGTTCGAAAATCAAATCAGGAATACGAGTACCGTATTCGAACATTTTCACACGCTCACCACGACGGGTGTAGATATTGTTTAAAATATCCTGTCGAATTACATCAGCATCAGCAAGAATAAAACTCTTTCTGTTGGTAAACTGAAGCGTTGAAAACCCTCTGTAAATACTCATGGAAGTTCCTGTAATTCAAATATTTATTAGCGTCTCCAAAACTGACCACGTTGCAATGTGTCAGTTCCTTCAACTCTGTTAATAGATTCCGAACCAGTACCACCATCATCAGTAAACTGAGGATTGTGAGAAGTGTTATATTCAGATTCATTATTTGGACTATTCGATGAATTATTACCTTGCAATGTTCTAGGCCAAGGTTCGTGCTGTGGAGTACGGTTTGTCCACGGAGCACTATCGGCTTCAGACAAACAAGCCGGTGATGCCACTTTTGGCATAGAAGATGCGTAAACAGGATCAAGTCCGATAGGCGGAAGTCCACTTACTACGTTTTGATTTACTTGAATGGTCATAGGATAATGGTTCCACCGTTTAGGTTAAAGTTTTCATCTTGGAAGATGGCCTGTGCACTAGCAGAGAAATAAGGCATTTGGAATGCCGGAATCTGAGGCAACTGCAAACACAAACCACTGGTCAACATATTAATCAAAGCTGTAAAGCTTGTTGGTAAAGTAATACCACCAGCAGCGAATGC